GCGGCGTACCAAGGGCGTGCTTGTTGTAGCCAGCGCCGTGCTCCTTGGCTTCGGTGCCTATGCTCATCTCTGGGCGCTTCACGCCGTACTCACCGAGCTTGACCTCGAAGGCGTCGGAGACGATCTTCTCGACGGCGGCCTTGGCCGCGCCTTCGCCTGTAAAGGCAGCCTGGACCGACTCGGACACGATGTCGGCCATCTGCCCACGGGTGTCTTCGGACTTGGCCAGGGCACGTCCATAACCCTTGAGGGCTTCGGCGTACTGGCCGCTTGCCTGGAGTGCCTCGATCTTCTTGGGATCGGATAGCATCTCCGCTAATTCATCTGGGTTCTCTGGTATTACGAGTTTCATCTTTCCCTCCTAGTTCTTGACCACCTCTTCGATGCCTTCTCGCAGCGCTGACAGTGCAGAGGCGGCTTTGCGTGCTACTTCTCCTGGGTCTCTGACTACCTCGCGCACCCCTTCACGGAGCGCTTCGGCAATCGGTGATGGGGATAGTGGTTCTGGGGTAGGTTCCGGCTGCGGCTCGTCAATAGGTGGAGTGATAGCCTGCGGCACCCACTCCGGCACGTTCTTGAAGGACGACAGGTTGAAGATGCCGACGCGGTTCTCCGCCTTGCCGCCCACGACGCCATCAGCGAGGCCGATATCGACAGCTTCTTGCGCCCTGAACCAACTCTCAGCCCGCATCCGCGCCCGCCAAAGCGGTTCGTTGCCGCCGGCACGCATGGCATAGAAGGACGCGATGGTATCGCCCATCTTGTTCAGCGTCTCCGCCATCTTCGCGTGGTCGGAGGCGTCGCCCATCGTCATGCCGTTCGGCTCGTGAATCATCATGGTCGAGCCTGTCGCCATGAGAACGGTGTCACCCGCTTGGCTGATGAAGGACGCGCTGGAAGCGGCCAAGCCATCGACGACGGCGTGAACGGCTGCCGGGTGATTCTTCAATGCGTTGTAGATGGCGACGCCATCGAACACATCGCCGCCCGGCGAGTTGATCCGCAGGTTGATAGTCCGGGCCTTGACGCCATGGAGTTGATTTACAAACTCTTTAGCCGAGACACCGAAACTACCGATCTCGTCGTAGAGCAGAACCTCGACGGTATCGCCGACCGTGTCGCGGATTTCGTACCAGGAACGGTTCATCTTGTCCTCAGTTCCCTTGCTCCATTGCGTCAGACAAACCGCGACGCGCTGGTCTTGCTTGGGATATTCTTCTTTCAACTCGCTCATGCAGCGGGACATGAACGCGGGTTTGTCCTCGTCCTTGTGTGGCTTCGGAAGTGGCATAGGCTCAATCTCCAGGCAAACAAAAAAGCCCGCATCTCGCAGGCTCCGGTGAACCTGTAGATCGGGCTTATAGCCTCACGGACTTTACGGCCCCGGCTCTTCGCTCTGGCCGCTGACGGTACTGGCTCTTCGCTCTCGCCGTCGTCCTATTCAGTTGTCAAATTGCTAAGGTGATTATACGCCTAGTTGGCGGTTTGTCAAGTCCCCTCTTGAATAGCCATCCGTGTGATCGTGTATGGTTCTCGGCAGGGATACAGGGCATGATTTACCGCTTCGTAGATAGGGTCTAACTCATATTTCTCACAATTCGCGTTGGGTTGGACGAGATCGGCCCAGTGATAATTCAGCGGCGGGCCAAACTCTCGCTTGATGTAGGCTACGGCCGCTTTCAGACTTGTGGCCACGGCATGGGCCTCAGCCCGAGTGCCTTCATAATCTTCGCGTGTGATAACCCACACAAACTCAGTCATTGAACCATCACGTCCTTTTTACACCTCGCACACCAAACTTCGCCGCCTTCATTCAAGTTCTTCCCGAGAAGGCGTCCGCACCCGCAATATGCCTCATCGATAATCGACACGGCCTCAGCGGGCGCCGCGAGTTGCGGCTGCGTGAAGGTGGCTCGTAGGGCTTCTACGACCGCCGTGGCAGGCGGAAGTTGCGGAACCGGCGGAGGCGGAGGTGCCTCGTCCAACAGCGCGACTTTCGTCGGCGTCATGTTTGACGGGATGATTAGGGTTCCTTCCGTAATCTCCGGGTCGAGGCCGAGACCGTCGCGTCCCTCTTCCCATGTCTCCAGACCAGCTTGCACGTTCTTGCGGTGCCGCTCGTGAATCTTGTCGACATCTTCCTGGAGTGCGCGAATGTCCGACAGGTCGAACGCTACTTCGTCGACGCCGGCGAAGTCCGGCACAATCGACAGGTTCAGCACGTCGTCCAGGTCAGAGAGTAGCGGCGTCATAGTCAAGTCCCAGAAGACCTGCCAGTCCTGCCGCTTGTTGGCGTAACTCGATGACTCGTAGCCGATGAGTAGGCCGAGGATTGAGCCGGGTATGCCGAACGCCATCGCGATCCGCGCCTCCGATACGGCGTCAAGTTCCTTTGGAAGCGCGTCGCGCAGCCCGCGGTTCAGTCCCATCGGCGTGTAGGTGGCGTCAACCGCATCGAGTATGAGATTCTTATGCCAGTTAGCGGGGCCAGCAGTCCGACTCTCCATGAGATCGCGCAGGCCGTCCCGTTTCTCTTGACTCAACGCCTGCTTGACGTTCAGTACGCCGCCAATGCCCGCCCCGCCGCGCTCGAAGAATGTCTTGAGGAAGTTCTTCATGTAGTCGTCGATGTCGATGCGGCTGGCAATCGCCATGATCGGCGGCATGCCGTAGTAGTCGTTGAGCGGGTGCCGCGTCTTGAAGTGCATGATGTCGCCGGGCGGGTACATAACCTTGTCGCGGCCGGTATTGTATTCATAGCCCGCGATGAAGTCGCCGCCCGGTATGATGCGAATGCGGTCCGGCCGGAGGCGCCACAGTTCGACGATGTTGCCGAGTGGCCCGCGCGCCTTGTAGATGTAGGCGTTGCCGGCGAGACACCGGTCCATAACGACGGTGCCCCAGAGTTGGCTGCGGCTCATAAAGGGGTTCGGCGCGTTGAGTAGGCGGACCAGCGGGTGATCCGGCACCTCTTCAATGAAGCCGTCGCGGATTAGCATAGCGTCGACCAGACGGTCCGGTAGCCCCTTCGCCTTCAGGAGTCGCGCCTGTATGCCAATCTGCGGCTTAGCGCGGCGCCGGCGCTTGCCCATGATGTGCGGTTCGCCCGCCGACGTCGCTAGCATCTCGATGGCGGCGAAGACGATCTCGTTCCGCATGTAGGCGCCGGAGTAGCCGAGATAGTTGCTGCCCATCGGAGACATGCCCGAGCCGAAGGAAGAGGGGAAGGCGGCGGGGGCGGCGTTGCGGATTGCGGACGGAGAAGGAATAGTCTTAGCGATGAGTCCCATCGTTAGGTCTCCTCATAGATCAGTACGTCACCTTCATAGAGCAGGTTAGCATCAAAGAGAGCACGCCAACAATGAGTGTTGACGAACGTGCGGGCGGGGCAACTCAATGCGAGGCCCCCTGATTGAAGCTCCGGGGCAACGGGTAGGCGGAGAATTGGCGGCGGATCGGTAAGACTCAATATATGCGGTTCACCGTTAGCCTTTGCCAGATAGGAACCGTTCGATTCCCGGAGAATCGCCAACGTCATTACAGCCTCCTTGTGGCCTCGAAGACGGAGAGGGCGATGCCGAGCGCACCTGCCGCCACGATGAGGACGATGATGGCAGCGATCATCCAGATCGCCCACTCAGCGAGCACTTTGCGGTCGGCGGCGTCAACCATCGACAACATTATACGCTTAATTGTCAATACAGGTAAGCGGATCATAGAGGGTAGCCCTTCGGATAGGAGTGGCGAGCCCAGCGGCACCACAGCCAATGCCAGACCCACAGCAATCGAGTCAGCCAAGGCCAGTGCATCCCCGTGGCATACGAACACTTGCCTAAGAGACAACCTCGACTAGATGCCACAACACGCTCTTTCGTCATCCTTCCTCCTATACCAGCATCATCCCTATTTCCGCCGTCTCGCCCGTCACGCCGGCCGCTATCGCCGCTGTGTACGCTTCCCACGACAGGCAGCCCGCCATCGCCGCGTCTATCTTCAGCGGCGAGTCGGGGCGCTCCTTTTGGATGATCCACATGCGGTTGCCGTCGTCGTCGGTGAACTGCTGCATGTGCTTGTGCGCGTTCTGGATGCAGGCAGTGAAGCGCGGGTCGCCGTCGTGCGTCAGTGCCCCCGTCTGGATTGCGTTGCGGTAGGCCAACAGCGAACCCGCCATCTTGCGATAGATGGTCGTCGCCCAACTCACAACAACATCGGCGCCGTACCTCCCCGCCCACACGGCGAGCATGTCGCGCCAGTAGAATGGGTCGGCGTTGAAGCGCCAGACTTTCCAGCGCTTGAATACAGCGTCGACCGTCTCGTCGACCTCCTGGAAGGGGATACGCATTTCACCGCTGTCGGTCTCGGTCGGCTCCCAGTAGCCCACGACCCACTGGTGCGCGGTCCCGACTTCCGTGCCAATGAGCGCGGTGTGGTCGCGGCCAATCGAGCCGTCAAAACCGAGTGTAATCGCAGCACCGTCCGGCACGACGTAGGCGGCGCGGACTAGTATATTCCACTTCTCCAGGTCGAAGGGCTTGTCCTCTTCGGCCACGATCTGGTTCAGGTAGAAGCGGTGGGCCATCGCCGGCGAAGTGCGCGGGTCTCGTATCTCGGCAAGTAGACGCTCGGGACTAACCCAGTCAGAGTCGCCGCGGGCGGCAAGTAGACCGATCATCAGAGACTCGTCGTCGTCGAGGTCGGTAGTCTCCGGCGCCTCCAGCGAGTCATAGAGGAAGTCAGCGGTGTCCGAGACTCCTTGCGCGATCTTCTGTGCGGTCTCATAGTCGTGTTGGGCATCGGAGTTCTCGCCCGGCGCATGAGCGTTGGAGATGGACAGGACCCGGCTTGAACCGTCGCGTGACTTCGCCACGTTACGGGCAATGACCTTGCTCATCTCGTGGCCTTCGTTGGAGCCGAGCCAGTGATGCGTCTCATCCTTGATAACGCAGGTTGCGCGTCCGCCCTCAAGCGCCCGCGGCGAACTCGTGACGGCCTGGATTTGCTGGCGCCCGTTGTTCGCGTAGATGATCTCCTTGCCGACATCGACACCGAACTCGGCGATCATCTTCGGCGACATCATGGCCGGGAAGATCGTCATCAGGTTGCGGGTCTGCTCACGCGAAACGGCCGCAGCCTGTATCCAAGCCGAATAATGCCGTTCCCCGATTGGTTGCCCGTTCTCCCAACGGTCGAACCGGCATGGCCCAACGAACTCAACACCACAAATCGCAGCCGCGAATGGGTCCTTACCCCACCCCTTCATCCTTCGCAGCATCCCCGAGCGATAGATGAAACGGCCTCGCTCGTCGACGGCATACCACCAAAGAAGGAAACGGGCTTGCTCCTGCGTGAACTTCCACGGGTCGCCAGCTAGGGGACCGTCCGGCTGGAGCAGGTATTCCGCCGTCCAGCCGAGGATGTCCCAGCCAAGCGTATGCGTCGGAAGGACAAACTTACCGTGCTTGTCGCGCTGCCACGTCGGACCAGCGGTGACGGGGGCGGGTTTAACCTCGACTATCATTTCTATGCTGCCCGCGCTGGCGCTCCACAAAGTCAGAGAGTGCTTCGCGTGGGATCAACCGCCTCCGGCCAACCTTGAGGGACTCTATATCTCCTTCGCGTACAAGGTCGAACATCTTATTACGCCCTAGCGACAAGATACGTGCCGCCTCTTCCACTGAAACCAACAGCTTCTCAATCATCCTTCCAGCGCTTTCCTGTAGTTGCTTGGGTCCGCATCGTCCGGCAAGAAGTGATAGTAGACGTCCCATTGACGAACGCCATTATCGAATTCGACCTCCAGAAGCAAGTCGAAGTCTGCGGGGCGAGGTCGTCGGTAGAAACGCATATCGGTCACTTTGGCTGGCGTACCGAATATGTTGCGGACTTGCGTTCCCAACTGAATTTGCCACTCACCTTCGTCGTAACCCCTCATCCTTCGATGCTCCTTCGGTAGTCTTCAATCGCCGCTATCGCCGGTCGTTCCTGCTCCGCTACCGCTTCGACGTACCTGATACGCAGGTCGCGGCGGGCATCAAGCGTCAAGCCGAGTATTTTCTCGCGGTTTCTGAGCTCGACCGCCTGCGTCATCTTGCCCTCATGGAAGGCGGCGGCAACTAGAGCTGTGTCAAGCGCGAACTGCCAGTCGGACTCATCCCATAAGATACAATGTGGCATGTGCGAGACAACTCTCCACCAACGCTTTGTCGCCTTCGGCCAGGGGATGGGAATCTCTGTCCCGTCGAGGAGACTGAGGCCGCGATATTTGGGGAACCGTGGCGCATCCTCAAACGGCACGTCGACGACCTCTATCCAATCGACGTGCTTGTTCTTATTGCGACGCTGATCTTCGGGTTTGGGCTTACGTCCTACTACTGCCATTTCTAATCCTCGTTCCATTTGTGATTCGTAAATAGCCACGGAATGG